ATGATTTAAAACTTTTATGATATATTCTCCAGATAAATATAAAAAAGAATATCACGACATTAATAAAGAATTAATGGAATTAAAAGGTATATTAAATGACAAAGAAGCAAAAATTAGTTTAGTGAAATTTTTGAGATCTAATTTAGGTTTTACTACAGAACTTATTAGTGGTATAAAATTAGCTCCATATCAAGAGATACATTTAAAAGCTCTAATGGCTAGAAATTTTAATATGTGCATTTGGGGAAGAGGTTGCGGAAAAAGCTTTGTAGCTGCTGTTTTTTGCTTCCTTCAATGCGTTTTTGAACCTAACACAAAAATTTTAATTGCAGGGCCAACTTTTAGAACAGCTAGATTCATATTTAATAATCTAGAAAAAATTGTAAATAGTAAAGGCGCAGAACTCTTGCAACAAGCTTTTGGCTCTAAGAGTAAAAGAAATGATCAATATGAATGGGCTATTAATGGAGGAAGCATAGTCGCTATACCCTTGAACGGAGAAAAAATTCGAGGATTTAGAGCAAATGTACTTGTATTAGATGAGTTTTTGCTTCTTCCAGAAGATATCATTAAAACTGTTTTAATGCCCTTCTTAGTAGCACCACAAAATATGAAAGAAAGGATGGAAATTAGAGAAACTGAAGATATCTTAATAAAAGATGGTTTAATGAAAGAGGAGGACAGACTTGTATTTGAAAATAATAGTAAAATGATAGCGCTATCCTCTGCGAGTTATACTTTCGAAAATCTTTATAAAACACATAACGAATGGATAGAAAAAATTAATTGTAAAGAGCCTAGCGAGGCATCTTATTTTATTTCTCAATTAAGTTACGAGGCTCTTCCATTAGAAATGATAGACAAGACTATTATTGAAGAAGCACAAAATGGAGGATCAAGTCATAGTAGCTTTTTAAGAGAGTATTGTGCTAGATTTACTGATGGAAGTGATAGTTATTTTAGTGCAAAAAAAATGGAAGATTGCACGATTAAAAACGGAGAAACTCCTCATACTCTGATGAAAGGATCTTCTGGAAAAAAATATATACTTGGTATAGATCCAAATATGAGCGATAGCCCAAACGCGGATTATTTTGCTATGGCAGTAATGGAGATAGATGAAGAAAATAAAACTGGTACATTAATTCATACTTATGCTGGATTAGGTAATTTAAAAAATCATGTTAATTATTTCTATTACCTTATGACTAATTTTAATATTGTATTTATGATTTTAGATAACGCTGGTGCAGACGTATTTCTTTCTGCTTGTAATCAATCTGAATTGTTTAAAAGTAATAATTTAGCAATAAATAGTTTTGAATTTAATTCTGATTTAGAAGGACCAGAGTATGATCAAGAAGTTCGAAAAACAAGAAACTCCTATAATCTAGAAAATAAAAAAATAGCTTTTAATCAAGTCTTCACTAGTAATTTTATTAGAAAAGCTAACGAACATTTACAGGCATCAATTGATTATAAAAAAATATGGTTTGCTAGTAAAACATGTGCTAATGATAGTTTTTTTGAATCTCAATTTAGTCAGAGTATTCCGATTGAATTGATGAAAACAGAAGACAAGAAAGATTGGTCAACTCTTGATTTTATTGAGAACCAAGATGATTTTATATATCAGACAAAAAAACAATGCACTCTAGTAGAGCACTCGTCAACTGCTAGAGGCACTCAATCATTTGACTTGCCTCAACATTTAAAAAGAAGCTCCTCTTCAAATAAAGCAAGAAAAGATAATTATTCTGCACTTTTATTAGTAAATTGGGGTTTAAAGTGCTATAATGATATAATAAACGCACCAAAAGAAGAAATATCCCAGACTTTCACCCCAATAATGATAAAATAAGTGTAATATCATCAAATAAATGAGCAAAAAAAACAAAATTCAAGAAATAAAAGCATCTATAGCTATTCCAAAAGAAGATACTACCCCATTAATGGTTTATGGATCTGATAACTCAAGTGACAAAAGAGCCAAGATTTCAGAAATAAGAGCAAACACAACATCCACCAGAAGAAATGCGTCTTCATCAATAGAGAAAACGAATAGATTCACTAATATTGATACAGGATTAATTCCTTTTAGATATTCTAATTATGTAAAAAATCTTTCTACTTTAGACGTAAGAGACTCTATTATTTTGTGTCAAAAGGCTTATTATAATGTAGCTATTTTTAGAAATACCATAGATTTAATGAGTGAATTTTCTAGTAGTTCAATTTATCTAACTGGTGGAAGTCAAAAATCAAGAGAATTTTTTGAAGCATATTTCAAGAAAATAAATCTAGCAAGTTTCCAAGATCAATTCTTTAGAGAGTATTATAGAAGTGGAAATGTATTCACTTATAGATTTGATACCTCTTTAACTAATGAGCAACTTTTAAAAATAACACAAACTTTTGGTTCAAAATTAAAATCTATAGCTCAGGATGGAGAAATCAAACTTCCAGCTAGATATACAATAGTTAATCCAGCAGATGTTTATGTTGGTGGTACAGTTAATTATTCTTTTAATACATATTATAAATTATTAAGTGATTACGAATTAGAAAGATTAAGAGATCCAAAAACAGATGAAGATATTGAAGTTTACGATAATCTTCCTCCAGAAACTAAAGATAAAATAAAAAATAAAAGTAACTCTTATATTCTTGTGCCACTAGATAAAACTAAATTAGCAGCAGTATTTTATAAGAAGCAAGACTACGAGCCTCTTTCTATTCCAATGGGATTTCCAGTTCTTGATGATATCAATTGGAAACTTGAAATGAAAAAGATGGATATGGCAGTAACAAGAACCATGCAACAAGCTGTTCTTCTGGTTACAATGGGAACTGATCCAGAAAAAGGTGGCGTGAATCAAAAGAATTTACAAGCAATGCAATCCTTATTTGAAAATCAAAGCGTTGGAAGAGTTCTTATTGCCGATTATACAACTAAAGCTGAGTTTGTTATTCCAGATATCGGCAATCTTATTGGGCCACAAAAATACGAAGTGGTTGATAGAGATATTCAAATTGGTTTAAATAATATTCTTATAGGAAGTGAAAAATTTGCAAATACAAGTATTAAAGTTCAAGTGTTTGTTCAAAGATTAAAGCAAGCAAGAGAAGTCTTTATTAATGAATTTTTGATTCCAGAAATCAGAAGAATGAGCAAAGATATTGGTTTTAAAAATTTTCCAACACCAGTTTTTCAAGATATTGATATTAAAGATGATGTTCAATATTCTAGAATCTACAATAGACTAGTTGAATTAGGAGTATTAACCGCAGAAGAAGGAATTACTGCAATTGAAACTGGAAGATTACCAACTCAAGAAGAATCTATAGAATCTCAAAACAAATTCAAAGCACTAAGAGATCAAGGTCTTTACCAACCAATTATTGGAGGAAGTGCGTCTGGTCAAGCTGGAAGACCATCAGGCTCGACTGGTATACCTCAATCTACAAAAAATGTAAAACCAATTGGTTCTAAAGCTAATTTCTCTGTAACCAAAATAAAAGAAAATATATTAGCAGCTCAAAATCTTGAAGAAGAAGTAAAGTCTTCTATTAGAAAGAAGTTTAGTGTTAAAAAATTAAGCAATCAACAAAAAGAAGACGCAGAAAAGATATCAGAAATTATCATGGCTAATGAGAATCCACAAGATTGGAATTCTAAAATTGAAGAATACTTAGAAAAACCTTTTGATAAAAATCAAGAAAGTATTGATCAAATACAAGAAATAGCCGCAGAACATCAAGTAACTGGATATTTGGCTAGTATATTATATCATAGTAAATCTACTTAATAAAGTGTAAATATATTAAATGCGAACATTTAATGGTTTACAAATATTTACTTCACAGCTAACGAATAGCGGTCAATTAGACGCTAGGTATGTTAGAATTACTGGTGATCAAAGCGTAGCAGATTTAAAGAGTTTCACAAATGGGCTAGTGTTAGGAAAAAATCCTTCGGTGAATAAGCCAACTGTTTCGACTCCAGTCAGTTCTCCAGTTGGTGTAACAGGTCAGATGATATTTTCCTCTCCACATATTTACATATGCACAGAAGTAGATCAACCTAATTCCTTGTATACTTGGAAAAGACTAGTGATACAGGACTTTCCATAATGAGCTTAAAATCAGTCCAAACATACGAAGTTGACGCTAATGGAGTGCTAAAGCCAGTTACTGGATTAGTTTTTAATACTGATACAAGCGGAACAATAGTACTAGGAGGAAAATGTCAAAATATTCAATATAATAATTCTTCTAATGATCCATTGAATAAAAATACTAGTGCTAATGGTGGTTGGAATCCATTTGGATCCTATGGAACTTCGGCTTCAATTGCGGCTGGTGCAGAAAATACTATAATAGATGCAACTCTTGGAATGATAGGAGCTGGCCAAGGTAATCTTATATCTGGAAGAACTAGTGTGCAGTATAGAAGATTAGATACGTATAGTGATACTAGACTAAGTATAGGATCTAGTAGTTTTATTGGCGGTGGAACATGTAATACAATTTTGAGTCCTAAATCTGTAATCGTTGGTGGCCATGGTAATTGTATAGAAGGTAATATTCGTTTTTGCTGTTCTACTCCAGAAACACCAGTTAATATTGCCTATCCTATTGAATTTTCTGGAGAATATGTAACTGGTATTGATTTTTTTACTCCAACTTCACGTTTAAATGGAATACATTTTGGCCCTGGATACAATTCTATCGTTGGTGGAAGAAAAAATAAAATAGATGGATTATTTTCATTTATAGGTGGTGGAAATAATAATAAAATTGAATCATCAAATACTAACGATTTCAATCTTTTTCAACGTAGTGGACAATTTTCTTTTATAGGTGGAGGTTGCAATAATACAATTTGTGATTCCAAGCTTACATCTATACTTGGTGGATCTTCAAATTGTATTCATGGATCAGATTATAGTTCTATGTTAGGTGGAAATATCAATTATATTTGCAGTAGATTAGGATTTATCAGTAATGGTTGGGGAAATACAATTGGTGGCGGACAATTAAATAATATTATCGGTGGATGTGGACAATCAATGTTTGGTGGCACCTTAAATACTATAAGTGGCGCATATC